GTACTGAAATCTAGATCAATACCAGGGCCAGCTAAAGACTTATTACCACGTTCTTTTTTATTGCTCATCGTCTATGTCTTTGAACTTCATTGTTGCCAATCGCTTGAGTTCTTGATTCTCTTTCCATAACGTATCTATAATCTCCATGACCCGGGTATTATTCAGATGTGCCATAGCGAACTCTTCACGTAATTGTTCAATCATTGATTTGATGTCCATCACGTTCCCTCACTTTCTTGCGAAGTTTTTGTAAGTAATAATCTGCTTTATCTAAATCTTCCACGCCATTCTTTAAAGCAAATCGCCACACGTACTTAATTACATTTGCTACACAAACTGCAATTATCCCCACCAGACCCATGGTTGCCGACTCGATAGCATCAATGCATTCCACTTTACCTTGTGTGTAATGCTTGGGTCGATTGACGTTATCATTCATTGTCTAAAATCTCAGGTGCTTTAACATTAATACCAATCACTGATGGTTTGTCTGACTCATCAGGATTGTCTAGTAACCCACTTGCTTTAGCTAACAATCGTAAGGTTTGGACTTTATCCCATAGTTCGATTTCAATCTCACCAGTCTTAGGATTCGTCTTGATGCGCTTGATTGCTTGCATCGCATGTTCTGGAATGTCTTTACTAGCTTTGACTTTGACATTGCCATTCTCATCCCACTCCATAATGTCTGACAGTTTAGTATTTGCCATACAGAGAAGACTGTAAGCTACAGCCTCTCTATTGGCAGCTAAAGTATTACTGCGTTCTAAACTTTTTTGTAGTTTACGCACCCCACCATAGCCAGCAAGGCTAGGAATGGGTTTACTTTTATTTTTAGACTCAGTCATTAAAAGGGTAAATCGTCTTCCATTTCGTTAATGGATTCAGCCATAACCGGAGCCGTTGGCTGCGAATTACGTACTGGTGCTTCACTGGTGTTGGACTGCGCCACAGGATTACCAATTCGGATTGTGCGAAAGCCTTCTCCGCTTGCCTTTTGTTTGTCCCACACATCTACCCAATGTTCACTACCATCAGGTAATAAAATTTTACCACGATAATCTGCATGCCAATCTTCAGTCTTTCTATCATTGACCCAAGCACTACCATTACCAGGTTTTGGTTCGTATTTATTTTCAGCCATTAGTGTAACTCCTTATTTTCTGATTGTGAATTTACAATTTCATTGACCATATCAATAAGAGCATTAATTAAATGATGCACTTTTGCTTGTGCTTCAGGACTAATCTCTTTACGTAGATTGAGATCAACTTTATGCCCAATGCCTCTATCTTCAATAGTTAAGTTTTTAATTGTGTTCATATACATCTCCTTAGTTTTCATATAAATAAACAACGGCTTTACCACCGTCAACTTGCTCGCCTCTAGCAATCTCAATGTAGTCAATTTGACTATCATCGTCATACACACCAGCCTTCATCAATGCATCTAGGATTGCCTTCAGTGTATTATCCAAGTCAAACTTACGTTTAGATCTTGGATGAATCATAATATTTATTGCTACTCGTTTATCTCCGAAAGTCGCAATTTTTGAATTTTGGACTATAAGAGATACCTCTTTCGTAAACTGTTGCCCCTCTGGACTAATATACCTACGGTGTCCATTGGCCCTCCAATAGTTATTCACGCTTGGTGGGTAAGGTAGCTCTAGTCTAACGCTTGGGTTCATTTTCCGTACTGTGCTTTAATTGCCTCATTAATTAGCCTTGCTTTATTCTTTTCTAATTCTTTACTAGCTTTGGCTAACAATTCAACACTTTCCGGAGTTAATCTTACTAAAAAAGGTTTTAAATCAGTCATTATGAGTTCTCCAATAATCTTTTTGCCTCTTGAAGTCGGCTTTGATAGCCAATCCAATACTTGTCATAATATTCATTCATCTCTTCTTTTGTTTTATAAAAACGCCAATTTCTCATATTGTCAACACGTTCAACAATGCTATTTGTTTCTGACCCGTCTACAAATGAAAACAATTGACAAATATACACTTCATCAGTGACCTTACCTTCAATGCATCCTTGGTTATATACTTCTAGTCGACCTGTATCATCATCTAACTGTACTGTATGAAAATACCGACCAATTAATTGTTGTTCTTTAAATTCTTTACTCATATAGATCTCCTACATATTTAGTGTGTACTTTTTTCTTTCTACCTCTTTGCTTTACTTCTTTACGCTTATCTAATAATTCCTTATCCTCTCGAATCATTTGACATAAGTGTAAATACTGTTTGGCAGTCATGACTTTATATGGTGTGTTGTCCCAACCCTTAGTCATCTTCCAATATCCATCATGCCTTGTATATTTATATTCTAAATACTTCCCATCATTAAACTCTTTACATAGCATCATGTATATTTCACGCATCGTCATTTCTTTTTCTTTTTGTCTCCAAAGATACGTTCAAAGTTCTCTTCAAACTTTTTTCTATCTGTAGGTCTTTGCTGACTTCCTTTACCACCATCACTCATAATGTACATTTCACGCATCGTCATTTCTTTTTCTTCCCAAAGATGCGCTCAAAGTTCTCTTCAAACTTCTTTCTGTCTGTAGGACGTTGTTTGTCACCTTTGCCACCTGGTCCTACTCCATCAGTATTTGCCATAATAAAAGTCACCTCTTGCCTTTCTTTTTAAATCATTGAAGTATCTTTTTGATGCCCATTCTATTTCATGTTCTACAGCATCTATGACACTATTCTTTAACTGGACTTTATCTTTTAGTTTATAATAGTCCCCTACTGTTTTTATGTTATGTCTATTTAATGCTGTCATTTCTCGACTTGCATGCCACATTAATACTTCAATCGGTAAAGTGTCATTAACTATACCTTCAGTTTTCTTCAGATGCTCTTTGAGTTTTATAATGTTAATAAATCTTATCTGTCGCTCTATAATATTCTTCACTGTTAATTTAGAAATCTTAAACTCTTGAGCTAAATCTTCATAGCTTGTGCCATTCTTATGCATCTCAAACATTTGTTTATTTCTGTATTGCATGTATTCTGGACCACGACGCTCTCTAATTCTTTTATCTCTTTTAATACGATCCTCGATTGCATGTATCTCTTTTGTTAAATCTTTTGACCTTGCTTTATATGCTTCTTCTAATTCTTTACGTTTAGCTTTATATTCTTCTAATTTTGTATTTAACTGTTGATATTCTTTATCTGGTATAGTTAATAGTTCAATCATATCTCACTTCTTTCTTAATAAATCCTTCTGGCAACATAATATAATCTTCATGTAGACAAGACGTATATGGTGCATCAGCATAATACTCAGCTACATAATTATTGGCTACGGCACAACTAATAAAGTTTCCTATATATTGTGGATCTTCCATCGTGACCCACACGACTAAACAATACTCAAACATATTACTTCTCCTGGTAGTTATCTATACGATTAACATTCAGTATATGTTTTATGTCTTCATTATCCAACATGTATTCTTTAACATCGTCCCACTTCACACGATTGTCATAAACAATACGCCTTAAGTTACCACGAATGCCAGGATAAGCAGATCGAGGTCTTGATTCTACATACTTTAGTGCTTCTAGTTTTTTAAGATGGTATTGGATATTAGATGGATTACAACCTAAATCTTTTGCTAAGGTACGAATCCCTACAATAGAGAAACCTTGTTTGTTACAATAAGCTGCTAAGATTGCTAACACTCTCATATTCCCGTTGGTTACCTTCTTATCTTTTATTGCCTTAAATGGTAATACTACAAAGTACCTGTGATCTTCATTTCTAAACTTCTTGATCTTAATACTTTCAGGTATCTTGTATTCCATATATCTATCATATAGTATAAAGATATCTAGTCAATACGTTATAAGTAAAATAAATCAAAAGACTATAGAAATCTCTTAGCTTTATAGTACAATGAATATACGGGGCCATGACCTAGCCCTCCTGTCGGTAGATGTGACCAAGGGAATAAACGGACTTAATGTCACCGGGTGAAACTGGAAGTAGACAGTAGATACTAACAATATCTATATGAACGATAAACGAGAACATCCTCAGATTCTGTGTTTTTTTATACAGGTTTGGTTCTATAAAGTAATATATGTCAGAACACAGTTAGTCAGAAGGACTCGTGTTCATACTCAACAATCATTTTTTTATAAAAAAAATAAAAGACTATGTCCGAACAACAATCGCCATGTACATACCAATGTCGTTTAGAGTCTATAGAAGATGAAGAGATATGTATCTCTTGTGGTCGACTTAGAGACGAAATCGTTAATTGGCGAGAATATGATGATAACCAAAAACAAATTGTCTTTCAGCTATCTAATAATAGACTTTTAAGAAAACTAGCAAAAATTTGAGTAATACACCCCCATACGATGTCCTAGGG